AGGTTATGATCTAAATGGTGAAAAAGCATTTATTATGCATGCTACAAATCCACATGATAGAGACGCTCTTGTAGAACATCTTCGTACAACACTCCTAGGAATTATTAATGCACAGAGTTAAATAACTTTGTGGCAAAAGAAAAAGAAATACTTTCAGATCCCTACGACGACATTATAATAGAGAACCCTATAGATGACTCTCAGTTCTATAGAGGGGATAAAAACGTACCAAAAGAGGATGCCCAGTTTGAGTGGACACCTAAGATGGTCAAAGAGCTCAAGAAGTGTAAAGAGAACATCATACACTTTGCTGAGAACCATTTCTGGATTGTAAACCTTGATCGCGGTAAGATGAAGATTGAGCTCTATAAAGCTCAAAAACGTGCTCTTAAGTCTCTAGCTGACAATAGGTTTGTCTGTGTCTTAGCCTCCCGTCAATGCGGTAAGACGACAATTACTACGATATATGCACTCTGGAACACCTGCTTCTTTGACGACCAACGGGTTATTATTGTTGCTAATAAAGAAAATACTGCAATTAACATTTTTAAGAGAATAAGAATGGCGTATGAATTATTACCAAACTATCTCAAACCCGGTGTTAAAGAGTATGGTAAGACCGGTGTTACTTTTGCTAATGGTTCTAGTATAGGTATTTCAACCACAACATCAACAGCGGCTCGTGGTGATACGGCTTCTATTCTTTGTATTGACGAGGCAGCCTTCATCGACCCTCACTTTATGGATGAGTTCTGGAAATCAGTTATCCCGATTGTTTCATCAGGTAAAAAGACAAAAATTTTTATGGTCAGTACCCCGAATGGTTCTGGTAATAAATTTTACGAAATCTATTCTGGTGCTGAGAAAGAAACCAATGGTTGGACTGCTGAGAGAATTGATTGGTGGGATGTCCCTGGAAGAGGTGAAAAGTGGCGAAAGCAGATGGTAGCAGCTCTTGGTTCTGATGAAGCCTTTCAACAAGAGTTTGGCAATACATTTCTTGATGCCGGTAACTCAGCTGTTGGTGCTTCGGTTATTGAAAGGTTTAAAGAGAATAAAAAACCCGCTATTCATACAAGTGATGAAGGCGCGTATAAAGTCTTTGAGGTCCCAGATATTAACAAACTTTATGCAATCGGTGTTGACGTCGGGGAAGGTATTGGGAGAGCCTCATCCGTGGCCCAAGTACTCGATGTTACAGACTTAACTGACATTAAACAGGTTGCTGTGTACGGAACTAATACAGTAGAGCCTTATCATTATGCTAATAAATTAGTTAATCTTTGTTCCCAGTGGGGCAACCCTCCTTTGCTTGTAGAAAGAAATAACTGTGGGGCTCAAATCATTGACGCACTCTTTCATAAACACATGTACGAAAAAATTGTATCATGTTCAAAGTTAGCTAACACCGGTTCATTTTCTAATACAAGGCATTTAGGAATCCTTTCACATAACAATCTTCGCTTTGCAGGAGTTGCTAATATGCGCTACTGGGTAAATTTTTTACAGGTGGTACACGTTAACGATCTTGACACCATAAAAGAGTTCGAAACTTTTATTCGCTACCCTAATGGAACTTACAGAAAAAAGAATGACTTATTTTATGATGATAGAATTATGTCTCTTGTCTGGGCATTGTTTATTCTCGAACCTGAAATATGTCAGCAGTATTTTGAAGTTAAAGAATTTGACGACCAAAATAAACCTTTAAGAATAGGTAATCTTGATTATTATGAGCCTGATAAAAGTTTATATAAAATAAAAGACTTAAATAATAGTAACAATATAACAACTTTGGGTAACACTGAAGAGTCGGTATATCAACCGTTAGTTTCAGAACAAGAGTTTGAAAAAATGTTTGATAACTCTGACATCGACGATTTAATGTCCCAAGGCTGGAAACCAATGTAATATGCCTGATAACGACCTTTGTGAGACACCTCAAGCTACTCAGCAATCTGTTCTTAATAGATCAGGTAAGGATAAGTTTATATTGGTTTTAAATTTACCTCGTGTTTTGCGTAAAATGTCTACTGCTGATGAATTAATAAATCTCGATCCTTTGCAGGTAAGTATTTACGGAACTGTTGTTCCTACTGTACAAATTCCTGCTAATGAAGTTAGATACGGTGGGCAGTCATATAATGTTTCGTCTTATTCTCGTCCTAATTACCCTCCCTTGGTAGTCAATTTTATTGTAGACAATAAGTTTAGAAATTACTGGATTCTTTGGAGATGGTTATCAATTTTAAATGATCCCCGTATAAGTCAATATACTGGTACACCATCTAAATTAGAAACTTATAAAGATAGGATAGAATCTGGAGATTTAACTGAGTATCAAGCAAACTTTTCCGTTATAGGTTTAAATGAATATAATCAAAAAACAATAGAATTTATTTACTACAATAGCTTTATAACACAACTCGGAGGTATTACCTATGATTATAATGATAATGAATTAATAAAAACAACAGCAGAATTTCAATTTTCTCAATTTGATGTTAAACTCTTATAAAAAATATCTAAAAAAGCATAAATAATATTACAAATATTATGGCACGTTCAATCAATTCACCAGGTGTACAAATCATTGAAACTGATTTATCCCAATATCAGCAGTTTGGCGGACCTACAACAGTTTTTGTTCCCGGCTTTGCCTCCCAAGGACCAACAGATGAAGTTGTATTAGTTTCAACAGCTTCAGAACTCGAAACAGTCTACGGTATTCCCGAAACTCCCGCTGAAAGATATTTTCATTACACCTGTAAAGAAATTTTAAATTCCCCAGCAACACTTCTAACAACCCGCCTTCCTTATGGTTCAGGTGCTGGTGATGATTTTGACTCTCAATATAGTGCCCTTTTATATCCGGTAGCTTCAGGCATTAACGGTTTCATTGTCGGTACCCCGACCCACATTAATTTATCCGAAGTTGAATATGATAAAATTATACAAAATAACGTAACTTGGTCATCTGTTGCAAGTAGTCTAAGCAGTGCAACTCCTACAGGTGCTAGTTTCAACGGCACTAGTTTAAATGCAGGTATTGTTGTACTAAACACAGCTCAAACAACTGTAAATGAGTATTATGAAGGTTATTATGTTGCACTAACAGATAATACTGAAATTGGTGTTGATACAGATTTTGGTGCTGTAAATACTTTAAATAGTTTAACTGGACTAAACAGCTTTTACAACGTACCGTCTACACGCCTTGGATTTGCACTTTCTGGCACTGTTGCAACTCTAGGAACGAATTCAGTTTCAGAAGTTATTGAGCGTGTTCCAACATATGACTTTGGACAAAACTTTTATCAAGATTCATTAATTTTAACTGTTTTTAAAATTCGTAACTCTGTTTACGAACCACAAACACTTATCTTTAATTTACAAGAATCATTTATAGGTTCATTAGACAATAATCGTAAAACAGTTGAGGGACAGACATTTTATTTACAAAATCTTGTAAATAACAGATCTTCCGAAATAAAAGTTTTAATAAACCCGAATATTTCTTCTAAAACAGATTGGTCCCCTACCGGTGCAACTAATGATCCAGGTAAAACGGTACGTATTGGTTCTAATGCCCGTTCTTTATACCCAGTCGGTATTTATAAGCCAACATATACATACGAAGAAACAAAAAATATCGGTAATGTAATATCTAAAGTTGAAAGAGCTTTAACACGTATCGAAACTACAGAAACAGTTTTAGTAGATTTAGTAGTCGATGGAGGTTTAACAACAATTTCAGCTACAACATCTGCTGACAATTTTGATGACACCCTTTATGTTTTACCATCTGAGTTAAAACTTGAAACGTCCAATATAAATCAAAGATGGAGAAGCGCTTTTAACATATTCAGTAACTTTGTAAGCAATACACGTAAAGATTGTATGTTTATTGCTGATCCTTTACGCAATATATTTGTTAACGGGGAAAATGTAAAAACATTATCAGTTCGCGGTAACACGTTTTCAACAGATGTATACGTACCATTAAAAAACTTAGTAAATACTGTAAATACCAATTATGCTGCAATTTACGGCAACTGGGTTAAAACATACGACAAGTATTCAGATAATTTTGTATGGATTCCTGCTTCTGGTTATGTAGCAGCAATATATGCCCGTACTGATACAACTGCTCAACCCTGGATAGCACCAGCCGGTCTAAATCGAGGCTTAATACAAAACATTGTTGATTTAGGCTTTAATCCAAATCAAAAACAGAGAGATGCTCTTTACACTATCTCAATTAACCCTATAGTGTTATTTTCTGGAGATGGATTTGTAGTATTTGGTCAAAAAACCTTACAAAATAAACCATCAGCATTTGATAGAGTTAATGTAAGACGTCTCTTTTTATCTCTTGAAAGAGCAACACAACAATCTCTTAAATACTTTGTTTTTGAACCAAATACTGAATTTACACGCACAAGACTTAAAAATACTATCACCCCTATTTTTGATCTTGCAAAAAATACAGAAGGTCTTTACGACTATTTGATTGTTTGTGATGAAAGAAATAACACCCCTGATGTTATTGATCGAAACGAACTTGCAGTCGATATTTACATTAAACCAGTTAAAGCAGCTGAATTTATCTTAGTTAATTTTATTGCTACTCGTACTGGTCAAAACTTCCAAGAACTTATTTAATAAATAACAATATATGGCACAACAAATCACAGACTTCTACACAGCAGTACAAAAAAACGATTTTGCAAGACAGTTTCAATTTCGTGTTGTACAGTTAGCAAATACTAACTTCGGGGAAGAACAGCTTGTTTATTTAGAAACAGCATCTCTTCCAGGTCGTACAATAAACAATATACCAGTACCGTTTATGGGGTTGCAGTTTAATGTTCCAGGTACAGCTTCATACCCAGGATCGGATAGTTATGCTGTATCGTTTCGTTGCGATCAAAACTACGACATAAGAGCCACACTTGAAAATGCTACTTTTAATACATTTGATGATCAAGTTTCAAGAGGTGATTATAATATTGCCAGAAACAGTTCAACAATTATTTTAGATCTTCTCGGTAAAAATAAATCTACAATAAGACAATACACTCTATACGGTGCTTATATAGTATCAGTT